GTTCGGTGAGGCTTCTGTTGGCCTCGTCGGCTTCTTCAATAACTCGACTGTTGACGTGCTGGCCGCTGACAAGTGGTTCACCGGCGCCACTGCCACTGGTACTACTGCCCAGGACATGCTGGAGCTGCTGAATCAGGGCGTGACTGCCATCATCAATGGCTCCAACATGAAGGAGCAGCCCGACACCATTCTGATGTCGTGGGAAGATTACAACATTGTTTCCACCACTCGCAATTCCGATTCTTCGGATGTGACTGTGCTGGAATACTTCCTGCGCACCAATCCCTTCATCCGTAACGTTGAGCCGATCAACCAGCTTGATGCTGATAAGAGCGCTCTCAGCAAGAACCGGATGGTGGTTTACAAGCGTGATCCCCAGAAGGTGCAACTGCACATTCCTCAGCCCCTTGAGCTGTTCCCCCCTCAGCAACGTGGCCTGGAATTCATTGTTCCTGCTCACGCTCGCGTTGGTGGCGTCTCTTTGTACTATCCCAAGAGCGTCATTTATGTTCAGGCTCCCTGAGGAAGCCTTTAGGTAGTTCGTCAAGAAAAGGGTGGTTAAGCTAATGAGCAGTTCTTTTTTGAACAAACAATGTTTATTGCTTACCGCCCTGAACTTGAGAATCCGCCGCGAGAAGCCAGTTTTGGAGTGATTACTAAGCGAGGCGTAATCAGCCTTGCCCCAGGTCTCAATCAGGAAATCCCTGATGATCAATGGGAAGAAGCAAAGCTAAACCCTACGGTTCAGAGTCTTCTTCGTATTGGAGCCCTCGAGGAAATGAAGGAGCGAGTGGAAATCGAGACTATTCCCAAGTCTGCCGAAAGCCTTTCGCAACTTCCTCTTAGTCAAGCCATCCAGGCCACTGAACTTATCCATGACGAAGAAAAGCTTTCTGATTGGAAAAAAGTTGAGGGTCGCGTGAGGGTGCGCAACGCGATTAATCGTCGCCTTGAAGCAATTCGCACAGGAAAAGCATGACAGTCACTTATTCTGGTTTTCTACAGCGTTTCCCTGAATTCAGTCCTCATCCTTCGGGGATTGTGAATGGCGCAATTGAAAGCGCAACAGCAGATGTTTCTTCTGACATTTTTGGTGATCAGACTGACCGTGCCGTGCGTTTTCTAGCCGCTCACATCATTGCTATTCAGCTTGCACAAATGGGCGTCCAGATTGGCGCAACGGATGGCAAGGTATATGGCAATGGGCTGGATGCCACATTGTACGGCCAGGAGTTTAAACGTCTTACGGAAGCGGCCTCTTCTTCTCTGATTGGTTTTGTTGTCTGATGACTAATCCTGCGCCGCCACTAGCTAATGCCACATTGGTGTTTGCTGTGGCGAGCGGATATGCAACAGATTCGGCCACTGGTAATTACGTGGAGCTCTCCGGGGATGTCACGTACTATGCCACATTGAAGCAGAGCAAGGATCCTCGATACAATCAGCAGCTAGGGACTGACGAGAGCGTCATGTATATGAAAGGTCGCCTCGTTAGTCCATTGGCGTTTTCGGGAGTGCCCCCTGGAAGTGTGGCAGGTGCCACCATTGAAAATCAGGAGGGGCGTTTTGAATTACTCCCTACGACTGAAATGACTGACCACTACCGTCAGTTTTTGGGCACTCCAATCCACGGCTACTTTAGAGTTGTGGGAGCAGGAAGTGTCCTTAATCGTTAATCACGCTCCTTCGCATTGTTTCAATGGCCATTCAACATCCCACACAGATCATTAAGAGCCAGGACACTATTGTGTATGTGGGCGCTCTTTCTGGCGCCACTCGTCCTGCAATCACCCCCGCCGTGAACGGCGCGCTTTCTCGCCCCAGCTCTGGCGTGCCCGCTGTTAGCTATTACTTGGGTGGCGTAACCAACGCAACTGTTTCTTTTAACGATGGTGAAACCGAGTATTTCCTGCTTGGAAATGGTGGTTTTGCTGATGGCGTGAAAGTTACCCAGCGTTGCCAAGCATCCATTACTTCCTATTTCCAGAAGGATCTTGACGGCAGCCAAATTGATCCCACTCAATTTGACGAAGCCTTCGATTTGATTCTGCGCGGTCGCACCGAAAAAGATTTCGAGCTTTACGTTGAAATCTTTAAGTTCCTTGGAGGTCAAACATACGACCTCACCTGTTTTGCAGCAACCGTGATGAACTATAACGAGAGCTATCCTGCTGATAACCTCGTTGAAGCCACTTTTGATCTTATGAGCCGTGGCACCTATGGTGCTGGCCGAGTGACCATTTCTGGCAATATTCTTCCCAACAATCCCAACGCCTGATTAAAGGCTAGGGAAGTTCTCACCAGCCCCCGAAAGGGGGCTATTTTGATGTAATGAACATCCTCCAACTGCGCGACACTATTTCTCAGCTCTTATCTGAGCTGATTGGCACTTATACATTGCCAGACAATAGTACGCAGCCTGCTTTGTATGTTATTGGGCGCCAGGGGGTTCCAAAGGGGTGGAAGGCGAGTGGTTTGGAAGTGGCCATTCGTCAATATCCAAGACAGACATCTCGCCCATTGGTTGGAACCGTGCAAATCAATCAACTATGGGAGGTGGTTCTGGTTAATTACACTCCTAGTTCGGAAGTATTAGAGGAAGCAATTTCTAGGCTCCTTCGTCATTTTCCTGATGCCAGGACAAGCTACCAGGATTACAGTGACATTGCTTATGAGCAGTATCGAGTGCTGATTCCAGAAACCGAGCTGCCCACTCAATACATGATTAGGGAATGAAGCTTGTAAAGAGCGAGTGTGAAAAAGCTTGGTTGTTCAATACAGTCAAACGTGGTGATGAAATAACCGCTGGACTTGCTTGCTTTCTTCCTGGATGCGCAGAAAATCTTGAAGTGAGCATTGGAGGAGAGCGATGCTTAGTAGTGGCGCCTTTCAAGGCGATCAATAGCCCTGTGCCCATAAAAATAACCAACGCTAGACTCTCTCTGCTTAATAGCACTTCCCATGAGTAAATATTCCTCCTTTTTCCTTCTCAGCAGCCCAGAGTATGAGAAGCTTGGCGACAAGCTTCGTTTGCGCAAATATGGTAGTTGGCTAGCGGAAGAGGCCTGGCTTAGGGAAGAGCAGTCGCAAAAGCGTGCGTTGTTCACGCTGAAAGCTATTGACTTGGCCCGCAAGATTGCAAAAGATAAGGGCATTGAAGATGCAGAAGCTTTTGAGCTTCTGCAGAACAGCGGCATGATTGACGAAGAGTTGATGGGAGGTTATGCGGCAGAGGCCACTGCATTAATGGAGAGCATGCCGTCCAATCGCGCTCAGCTTGAGCAACTTGTTACTATTTTCTTCCGTAATAGAGGTGAAGTGCTTCAAGGTAAAAAGTGGGAGGCCACTGATGACTGGACGGAAGAGGACACCAAGATGCTGCCCAAGGTAATTATTCAGCAGGTCGAAAATTTCATGGTGAACGAAGACTCAACTGGAGGGACAGATGGGGAAAATAGTGGCGAAGAAAACGAGAAAGAGGAAGAAGCAAAAAACTAATAGTTCGGTTAGCTGAACAGTCTGATTCTGTACTGAGCCGCGCAACAGACTGGACTTTTTTGTATTGCCAGCTAACCGCATTAAATCTTCCAGACCCTATTTTTCACGCATCAAACTTTGCGCGATTACCAGTGCGTTTGATCACAGACGTACTGGATAATCATGCAAAGATTTCCCGCATGCGGGCCAATGCAAATAGTTTGGCCACCGCAAAGATGGGAGCGATGGTGGCATCTGCGCTTGGGAGCAAAGGCAGCCAAGTGAAAGTGACTGATTTCTTGCCCTATGAAATGGATAAAGAAACGGGAAGCGTGTCTGATGAAACTAAAGAAGTGCTCAAATGGGCACTCAAAACGCAGAAACTTCCGCCCGCCATTGTTGCAATGCTGGGAAGTGAATTGTAGTAAATGCTAGATTAGCAATAGCATATAGTCGGCGCATTGTAGTTGTGACGTATCAACTTCGATTTGAGAGCAATGCGTTCAAGGCCGATAGTGCCATTGGTAAAGCTTTAGACGCATTGCAGCGGACTGTTAATGGCGCCAAAAAACTGGCTGGCGTGAGAGTAAGAGAAGAAGAAGTGAATAGATTGGTGAAGCTTAGAGGCATTAACCAGCGCGTTTTTGCGAATGCAATGGATTGGGCTGACAATGATTTCGATCAGCAAATTTCTTCTGAGAAGTGGAATTGGAAAGGAGCCGATTTTGAAACAAAGAGAAAAAACGGGCAAACAGTTACAGAGCCTCGTGACATTATTGACACATCTACATTGCTGAATAGTAAACAAAGGCAGGACGTGGCGAGTTCTATTACTGAGTTTGAATGGACCGCACCTTACGCCGAAGGCGTGCATGATGGCTATACAGACAGACGGTCTGGAGAAAAGAATCCACCAAGACCTTGGACTGAACCCACCATTGAAGATTTAGACGAATTTATCGAAGGCCTGTTTAAGGAGGCTACTAAATAATGGCACGTTATACCATTGATTTCTCTACCAATGCGAGCGCCGTCGTTCGCGAAATAGAGAGGGTCAATCGAGAGATTACCAATGTTGCCAGAAATGGCAAGAAGGTAACAATCAATCTCGATACGAGCGGACTTAAAACGCAGATTAGCGCTACGTTTGCTCAGCTCAACCGAGAGATTGCCTCTATGCAGGCAAAGCTCTCGAAGCTTCAAATTGGTAGTCAGCCCTTCAGGAAGACTGCGGCAGCCATGGGCTTCCGTGAGGGTCAGGTAGAGCGAGGGCAGATGATTGCGCAGCCCCTAAGGCTGCGCGGACAGGCTCAATCTTTTGAACAGGATTCGCTTGTTCGTTTACAAAAAGAGCTACAGGCAGCACAGATTGAGGCTTCGCAGATTAGGCCCGCCA